TTTTTGTTAAACTCTTATCCATTGTGTTTAGATAAGAAGTTACGTCGCTGCGCCCAGATGAGAACTTCCCAGCCTCGCGCTTGAGACGCTTAACCGCCTGCGTCGTCTTTTCAATAGCTGTAGTCCTTGCGTCTACATCAATTTTTATGACGATTTTTTCGTCTGCCATACCTTTACTGCTCCATGTGAGTTTTTAAGTCACGTGAGTGTAAAAGCGGCCGAGCTATGCAGTTTATGCCTGCTGAGTCTTCGACTTTCGCTCTTGCTCTTCGCGGTCGTTAGATATAACTTTAGCACAGGCAAGCCTAATCATCCAGTCAATGTCATCCGATTGAAGGATTTTTATGGGGTCTGTTCCGAATAGTTCGCCAAGTCTGGCGGCCGTTTTAATTTCCGGCGAATCGACTAGTTCGTCGAAGACCCCTTCGAGGGGTCCACGGCATCAACCGTATCCGAGTAGCCAGATGCATCAAGAATTGCCAATGCAGCAGCCTCAACGTGTGGGTCAACACCAAAGAATGCTCGAACGCAATCTGGAAGCGGACGTGATGTTTCTGTCATCTCAAGGAGAAGTGGTGAAGCAAAAGTGATTTCGTTTCCGTTCTCATCAAAAACTTCTTCACCGTCAATTTCGATACCGACAGTTGTGTGTCCAATAACCATGCATGCAAACTTTGTTGCATCAAGACCATTTCGCGAATCTTCACCAGATGCCTTACGCCAGTTGCGCATTTGATTCTGGGTGATGTTCGGACTAATGCGAACATGAACACCAGGGCGCTCTGGTACTTCAAGCAAAACCACCGTGCGTTCTACCTTTTTGGTAATAACCTCACGAAGTCGGTCTAATGCAGTGTCGCTCTTTGGGGCGGCTTCTGCTTTAGCCTGCTTTGCTTTTGCTGGTGAAACTGGAACTTCTACTTCTGTGCTGTAAAGGCTGTTGTCGCTCATGTTGCAAAAACTACCACATAGATAGTGGGAGCTAGTGCAACTACTTTTTGTCTAGTTTTAAAGAAACTAGGCTGTTGGCGATTCAACGTCCTGGATTGCAAATGTCAGAGCAAATGTTGCTGGTGCGCCTGATGATGAGTCACCATCTGGCTCAGTGATTCCAACAAGAAGGGCCTTGTAGTAGACGCGGTCAGTACCAGGCACTGCGAGGTCGCAGTCGTAAACCTGCACTGTCACGTCGTACTCTGCACGACCAACAAGTGGGCGGAGACGGGCAATCTTTTCTGCAATTCCAGTTCCGAGCTCTGAAGCGACTCTATCTGAGTCGTAGTGAGCCGTCAATGTGATGTCACCAATTTCTGATGGAGCACAAAGAACTGTCGGGCGAAGTTTTCCGCCTTCGTAAATCTTCTCAACGGAGGCTGTTATTTCACCACCAGACACCTGAGCGAACTTAAAGTTTGTCCACTTAGGGTGAGTCTGGTTAATTGGCACAATACTTCCAAGTACTTGCCTTTGCGAAACTTTGGTATTTGGCATGCTTTATTCCTCCGTTAGACGACTGACGCCGTAAGGTTTGACTTGATAATGTCGACTTCGATTTTGTCGCCGACGCTGCTCACGCGAAGACCAACTTTTGCCTTCACAGTGCCACCGGCAAGCTGTGAAACTGGGTTGAGCTTTGCATCACATCTGACGGTGAAACCTGAGTCAATCTTTCTTCCGTTTGCATCGTAAGCCTCAAACAAGGCTCCAATGTCGCGAAGCGGGGAAAGAATTGCAATGAGGCGTGATTCGATTGCGCTGAAGATTGTGTTTCTTCCGTCAATCGTGCTGAAGACGAGGTCTTCGAGGCTTCTACCAGCTTCGATAACAACATGGTTCACGGTGTCTTGAGCTGTGATGTATCTAAAGTTCTCATCATCTGTCGAGAGTGAACGTGCGCCGTAGATTCTTACGGAGTTCTGAATGATTCTGATTGCATTAACACCAGCATCATCGAGTGAGTCTCCGTTTGTCTTGTCGATGTCTGTCTTTACGCCAGTAACAAAACGTGATGCTGAGAGCAAGCCTGCAGCTGGAACGTGTGAACCAGTCTGATTATGTGCGGTTGCTCGCTTGGCAGCAACATATCCAACTGGTGGGATAAAGCGTGTTACGCCATTGATTGTTGTTGGAACTTCAATCCATGGGAAGTAAAGTGCTGCATGTTCTGCATTGTCTCCGCCTTGGAGAGCTACTGCAGTCACCTTGACAGCTGCAATGCTTGCGTTTTCAACATCATGCAAGATTGCAATTCTGCTGTTTGTGTTTGC